CTAGTGCCTCAGGATTGCCATCGTTGAACATGCGCCAATACGCCGGAGTTATATCAACTCCGTCAAAGGCGTCGACACCGCAAGACTCTCTGAAACGTCCGTTCCAGAAAGACTTTTGTGTGTTAACCTTAAAGTGTAGAACTTCAAGGGCTTCAACGAAAAGCTCCCGAACTTCGACGGGGACTATTATGTCGTCCCCGAAGACGGCCACCTCGTCCCGTAGACTTTCTACTGATCGAAGGCTATTACTAAGGTTTCTACAAGCCATTGTAGTTGCCAAAGCAATAGACAAGAAAAGTAGACTCTCTACAGGAAAAGTAACGGCGTTACCCATAGTTGAGAATTTTCTCAACCGTATCTCTCTTGGCACCTTGTCGGTGACTGACTGAGATACTGACTGGGTCCGAGATGCACGAAGGCAACGCAAGAGTTTCGGGTTACCCCGAAACAATTGCCCTACTGCATGACAGGTAACTCGATCGCTAGCCTCGGATAAATCCACGGTAGCGAGTGTGTTAGCCTTAGATCCAAGAAGGCACAATCGTTGATTCAACCTTTGATCGCGGAAGCGAACAAAGTTGTTAATCCACGAGCGTGCACACTTCTCATCGAAGTAGTGCCAGATGTTTTGTTGGCACCACTGTTTCGAGCTCGGTTCCGCGGCTATTAACCGCGGTTTCGAGTGAGTCTTTGGGACACACACAAGACGAGACGATATTTCTTGCGAAGATATCGACTCGTTAGATCGAACCCTATCTACCCAGCTGCTATAGTTGTGAAAACCATAGTCAGCGATTGGGAACTCGGATTCCAGGGCATCGGACCAGTTAGTCCAACAGTATTTGTTGGCTGGACCCCGATACTCTGAAACAGCGCCCGGGCCGTGACTGAACTGCCATGAGCTAGGGTCATAAGGCCCTAGCGTCGCAGTAACAAGGCTAGACACGAAGTCAAGCCTTGCCAGGACATCCGACAGAGCAGCCCGGTAAACCGGGTTGCAGCGCTGAACGCGCTCAGCATAAATCGCCGACTTCCCGAATCCTCGGTAAGAAAGCGAAATAGCACTACTTTCAGCGTGCTCAGTAGCTTGCTCGGAAGAGCAAGGTGTACTGTCACTGCCCCCTTCCGGAATTGCACCGGACGAAGGTGAAATCGTGCCGCTGATCGCGTGACCAAGATCTCCAGTTTGTATCCCAACAGGGATAGCTGTAGATAGTGGACTGCGTGCAGTCTCCCAAAAGCCTTCCGGCTCCGGTAGACTGCTGTCGACCTCGTAGAACGATTGGACTTCCCGTCCATTCGCTTCGGAGGAACAAGCGAGCTTTCCTTTTTTGAACGCAAGCGTGAGCTGGCGGACGAAAAAGATTGCTTCGACATTGGGATGCTCCTTCAGTTGGTTACTGCTGTGAAAGACGAGTAAGTACAATCCCCGAAGAAACTTCGGAATTTGTACTGTTGCAGAGATCCTCCCCGTGAGGGGTAGACCTGAAACACTGTACTCGCCGGCAGACAAGCACCGATCAAAGTGCTTGCCTATTGCAGGGAGGTCTTCGAGAAAAACTCGAATTCCTCTATGCACCACAGCAGCTTGCAGACGGGAGAGATCTCTCTCAAATTCGTCAGCAAGTGTCGGGAATGCGTGGTTGGCGTCCTCTAGGATTGCCTCCCACAAGTTCTGAAGTTCACTAACCCGGCTCTTAGACATACTCGGATTAATCTCCAAGAAATGTCCCAGGCGTCTGGCTAGCTACTACCCTATAGAGGAAATCCTGACTTGCCGGCTAACTACAAGTTAGCCCACGCTATTGAACCGTCTGGCGAGAGTGGCTATTCACCACTATCCCAGGGAAGGTTCAGCAAGCCCTGTTAGGATTCCCAACCCTGCAAGCTGACCAAGAAGGCGTCGCTCGTTGCAATCGCAAGATCGCAGAGAGCATCAGCCAAATTGGTAGCGGTGTCCCCCGGCTTGTGTTCGAGCACAAAGTAGAACTTACGTTCGTACTGCGGCACGTCACCAGCGGCGTAGACGACATGCGTAACTTGAACGTTATGCCTGTCGGCTTCGTAAGGACGCTGAGCCGTCGCTCCAACCTTGGAATGACGGATCTGCATTCGGTACTCACCGAGCGTTTCGCGAAGCAGGTACTCCGAAGAGTAATCCTGCTCCTTGATACGAGTGAGTACCTTATCACCACCAGCTTGAGGAAGGGTAATCGTGTTGCCAAACATGGAACTTCTCCTAGCATTCTAACTACTTAGCGGCTTATAGCCGCTGAGCGGCTAGAGCTGCTAGTATCGACCACTGCCCATTCGTTAAAATAGGCAGTTTAGGAAAGGGAAAAGGTACGGCAGGAAAGCAAACATATCTTTCCTTCCGAATCCATCGAACGATGTAGGTTTGGTCTCCAAGACCAGCCAACATCCAAGGATCTCCGGTCCAGTCGTACACCTTGACGTCAGTCAAGACTGTACGCATGTAACAGATATCCTTCCAGGTACAGCCAACTGCGTTGTTCGTAGCGGCGATTATATCGCCGGTATTCGCAAACCAGTCAGCCAGCCACGACCAGGGAGTTAATTCCCAGGTCGTAGCGAGGTACTCATACGAAGTAAGACCGAATGTTAGATCTTTGGCCAGCTCTTCGAGCGGGCCGTAACCTAACGTAGGTAATACTGAATCGGGCAGAAGTTTCCAACTGCACGATCCCCAAGCCTTCACAGACTTGGTCGTATAAGCTTTTGCTTCGAGCCCGCCGCCGAAACGAGATTCCATAATATAGACTCTCGGATCATCGACGCGCCCGTCCTCGTTACCTAGCGAGCACCTTTTCTTCAAAGTAGCACCATCGCGCAAGCGCATCAACATCTTGGTGCGGTCATCGACCGCCTTAACGAAGTTGACTAACTTACGCAAGTCGTTTAGCATTGGACGGATGGCCCACCTCCAACTGAGGTAGCCATTAGCGACGCGCTTCAGCAGCTTGTCGCCCATGCCCTTTACTAAACCAGGAAGATCCCTTAACTCACCAACAAACGTCGGCACGCTTACATGCGGTGCCGATGGGTTTGTTGATGCGAGAATCTTCCACGCCCAATTGGATCTATCGATGCCCGTGAGGACATCGTACCCAACCCAGCGTGGGTCCCAACCATTGAACTTCGTCTGTATAGGGATTTGATCCCAAATACAGTCGTTCGGACTTTGGCAGGACAAGATGGGATAGTGTGAATAAACCTCGAGTAAACTGAAATCGTTCGCTGAAGAACGATTTCCCTCGAAGTCGTCGCACACCCTCCTAAACCCATCAGTCTTTGACTCCGTGAAGGTCGTAGGGCCAATGGAACTGGTATAAGTACCAAACCACTGTGTCCTAAGATCCTGTTCACGATGTCGCAGACCCATAGATTTAGACCTTCCGCGCTACTTTTCCTAAGGGAAGACGAATTGTCTTTAGAGAGTTTTAAGGTCTCAGTGAGGGCT